CCAAGCGTGAATACCGCTGGAAGTGCCGAGTGCTAGACTGGTTGTCCCTGCTGGTTTGACACAGGTTGTGCGGGCAGCCTTATTGATGCCGATCAACTGAGCGACACGAGCATTCTCTTCCTTGACGACATTAGCGGCAGCAACCAAATCAATATCATCTTGTAGGACTCGTCCTGAGGCGATACCTGTCATTGAGACGCCAATGAGAGCATCCTTTTCTGTGGTTCGTTGCCAAACTGGGCGGAGATAGTGAAAATCTGTGTAGCCTGCTTGGAGTGTGCCGATAAAGGCAGCAGCACGAACTCGATCCTCAAGGTCCTTTTGATCCTTGATGTTGCTGACATTGACTTCTGTGAGATTACAGAACTGGAATGGTCTTAGACCGATTTCACAGCAAGGGTTGGTTCCCCAGTCTTTGTCGTTGGAAAGGTAGATTCCTGGTTCACCAGCGTTCGATGCTTCTACTCGCTTCCACAGGTCTAGGAAGAATGATTTTGTTACTCTGTGCCGCAAAAGTACAGCAGAGTTGTTAGCTCGACCACGCTGTGGGTTGGTTTCCCACCAGTTGCCTGACTTGGCTGCGATCATCTCGTTGTCACTTGCAGAGAACAAGGAGATGAGAGCAGCACGGCGAATACCACCAGCCAAAACAGCGTCAGCAATGTGGCAGACAATATCGTGGACTTCGATAGCAGATAGACGTTCTCCGTCTTCCTTCTCAGCAAGAACACCCTCTACCTTGACCAAGCACTCTTTTAGTGGCTGTGGTCCTGGAGCTTTCCCGCCAGAAGTTACAAGGCGAGCACCTTTAGGGCGAATATCACTAAAATCAAATCGTAGCTTTGAGCCACCAAAGAAGTAGCTGCGGATAAGATATTTGACGGCATCAGCCCATCCTTCAATACTGTCATTTACTAGATACCTCCGAGTGCGGTTAGGGTTGGGTTTGCGGATTTCTGGTAGTTCATCGACGTGATGCTGCTGGACAGAGTAGCCAACGCCTGTACCGCCGAGAAGCAAAAACATAATCTCGCCGAAAACTCGCCAATCATCCACTGGAGCATAAGCACAGTTGAAAACACGGTTTGGTGAGATTTCGATAGGCTTGCCTGCAAACTGCATTGAGCGCATTGAAGGCAGAACCTTCTTGTCGAAAACGTTTTTATAAGTTTCAACAATCTCGCCCTTAAGTTGAGGATACTTCTTTACGTGCATCTCTAAGTTGCGAGTCACCAGTTCATCCCAGGTCTCTCGACGTTGCTTTTCAGGCAAGTAGCGAGCATACTTCATGTACACTGTGATGTCTGATAGGATTTGTGTTGATAGGTCTTGGTTACTCATGCTGTTTGTGTCCCTTGTTGTTGATTATTATCATTACCCAAAGCCTGCTGTTTCTCTAAGGCTTTTTTTCTTCTTTCTTCCTTGAATTGTCTGTATTTCTGACGCAAGTGTTCGTCCTGTTCTTGTTTTGTTTTGACAACCACTGCATCAATGGAGGAATCCTCATCGGGCGGAAGAACCCGAAGATGAACCTTTGCAGTGTCGATTTCCATTGGATAGACCACGCCGTCGATGCCATTGCGGTTTTTGGCAACAAACATACGACCTTTGTTCTCGGTCTTGTCTTCCATCGTGCGAGAGATGGAACAAATAAAATCGGCTACAAAGCATTTGCTAAATGCTTCACTAATCGATTCCATAGTGATTACCTCAGCGTTCAATCCGCTGCGATTTGTCTGAGAAGCTGTCCATACTGGGATGTCCCAAGTTTGGGCAATGCCTCGCAGTTCTTCATAAAGATTCCCAAGGCTATGACGTAGCTCTTGAGACTTGAACCCCGTTGCTGTTGGCTTGAGCAGGTCAGCGTAATCCACAATAACCATATCAGGCTCAATACCCTTTTGTCGGAGCTTTTCAAGATGAACATTTAATGTTCTTGTGGTGGCTGACTTGGTTGGATATTCCTTAATGATCAACTGACCTGGAATATGCTCAATAACTCCCAAGATAGATTCTTTCATAGACATCAAGTCTTGTAGACGGATGCCTGTGATACAAGAGTCATAACGCTGACCTACCACCGTATCAGCCAACTCTAGTGTGTAATGAACTACAGTCTTTCCTTTTACTACCGCCATTGCGCCGAGGTGCGCAAGAGCCATTGACTTACCAGCACCAGTTGGAGCCACCACAACGCCAAGCTCACGCTTGCCCAAGCCGCCCTTGGTAATGCTGTCAATCTCCTCCCAAGCAGTTGAGACTGGATTGCGCATTTTAAGTTCAAAGCGGTCAAGGACGTCTTTATGGTAGTCGTGCCCGTGATTGTTGTCAGCGCCGAGATTCATAGCATCATTAATGACCTTTTGAATCTGTTCAAAGCTCTGACTCTGAAGAAGACCTACAGACTTTAGAATCGCTTCCTTAAGCTTCTGCTTCTTGCAGAAGTCCAAGGACTTTTCCATAACATATTCTTGATCTTCGTCCCCGATAGCATTGCTTTTGATACGAGCTAGAAAGTCGATGACCTGCTTGATGATACTGTTGGAGTAGTCATCAGTCTGAGTACGAACGACTGAAACCATTGCCTCGTATGTTGGGTGGGGATAGTCTTTTTTATGTTGGAACATCAAGTCTACAAAAACCTGAAGGTACTTTAGCTCTAGATAGCTTGTATCGAGGACCTCTTCCATCTGGTTTGCAAAGTTGCGATCAAAAAGAATAGTCTTTACCAGCTTTTCTTGGAAGGTCTTTCCAAACTTACTGAATGTCTCGACTGTCTGCTGTTCCGTCATCAGAAACCTCTTGGCTGCAATTCATTATGTCCTAAAAATATAGAACTGTCTAGCGTTATCTCATACTTTCTTATGAGAGTTCAGCATTAGCATTAGTTCATCAATGTTTAGGGTACCGATACCATCTTTAAGGAGCATTTTCCTAATTTCAGAGCGATTGAGGCTGACCCCGTCATTCTCAATCGCATACTTGAGTTTTTGCACTCCTTGTGACGATATGGTAGAGGTATATAGCTGCATAATTTCGTAATTTGATGCGATAATCTCTTCATTGTCCAGAACATTTTGATAAGCCTTGATTTTAGAATTATTATTTTTTGCGTGCGATAAAATATCCTGGAGACCATAGTCTTTATTTTCTGAAAGGAAGGAAAATCTTTTAGCCACTGTCGCCAGCCCAAGACCCTTAACGCCTTCCAGATTATCTGACTTATCACCTGTGATAGCTCTTGCCCAAGCAAAGTTTCGAGGGTGGATTTGATACTGTTCAAGGATTGTATTCTTGTTCAGGATCTCCTCATTTTTACCAGGGCGAACGAGGACTGTCTTGTCATCACAAAGCTGAATAAAGTCTCTGTCATTCGAGATGATCAGTTTTTGCCACTCAGAGTATTCACCTGAATGACAAAGCCAAGCAATGATATCATCTGCTTCTACGTTTTCCAGCGAAAGCTGAAGGACTGGCAGTTGATCCAGATACTCAGTCAAGCGCATCAACTGAGCATACTTATTCTCTTTCTCTTCTTCTGGTGAGTTGAACTCATATGCTCGGTTTAGCCGTGGAGCTTTACGTCCAACTTTATAGTTTTTGTTTTTCTCCCGCCGTTTCTGGGAGCCACCAGGACCTTCCCAGGCGATCACAACTCGATCAGGCTTTGCTCGGCGGACTTCTTTCTGAAGAGACCTCATAAAACCTGTAAGACCGCCAATAGGCTTTCCGTTCACATCCAACTGTGGGGACATCACATAGTTTCTGATAAACAGATTCATCCCGTCGATAATCAGTAGCCTCTTCATTTCTCTTCTCCGTCGAACTCTAGTGTACCAGTACCATACTCAGTCGTAAACACAGCTTTCTTGAGACCATGCTTATTGATGAGACTCTGGCACATCTTGCAAGGACACGACATCCCTGCCTTTTGGTTTCTTCCTTTTCGAGCAACGTATATCGTTGCGCCCTTTAGATGGGATTTGTTTTTTACCCGCAAGATCGCATCCATCTCGGCGTGAATCGTCTTGGTGAAAACCTCACCGTCTTCATCGACTCCAACCGAATCAGGATGCGTCTTGTTGCGGTTTCTTCCTATTGAAAGGACACGACCAGCTTTTACAATAACAGCAGCGTGGCGATGCTGAATGTGGTCGCTGTATTCTTCTCCGTCGATGCGGCGGAGAGCCAGCTTGAGAAACTTGTTACGGATCTCGTTTGTCGGGTCGTGTTCCATTTCATTCCCTACTTCTTCCCTATTCTATACTCATCTTCCAAGATGTCAAGCACTCTTGCACGAAACTTCTTGTCTTCTAGTAGGTTCAAAAACTCTTTAGCTTGGAACTTCTTATCTTCGCCGTCAACGTTGATAGTATACCAAGCACCGCTGCGAACACAGCCGGGTGTATTAGCAATAGCGCTAAGCCAGGATCCCTCATCATCAACTCCAACTCGATCATTCTCTAGATCGAACAATACATCAAACTCACAAGATCGTGGCGATGGTCCGAAACGAGACTTCATTGTCTTGGCACTGGTATGGAAGCCGATGACCTGCTTCTTAGAGTTGAGAATCTGACCGTTGGCTTTGCCCTTGTGCTGAGTAAGCCAGATACGGCTGGAAGCGTGATATGGGAGTGCTTTGCCGCCTGGCTCAACTCGGTTGTCGCCGAACATAACGCCGATGTTGGTTTTCAACTGATTAGTGAAGACCATAGCAATCTGCTCTTTGCCTAGGGTTTCTGTTACTTTTCTCATTCCCTTGGCTAGGGCTTTGGCGGTAAGTCCAATACGGCTGTTGGGGTCATAGTCGCCCTCAACCTCAGCTTTGACTGGAGTACCAGCAACGCTGTCCCAAACAATACAAACAAGCTTGTCTGGAGCCTTTTCACGGATCAAGCCGATAAGACGTTCGATATTCTCAAACACCTCTTCGATAGTTCCTGGCTGGACATAGATGAAGTTGTTCTTGGTGTCCAAGCCTAGTTGTGCCATAAAGTCTGGTGAAGCAGCGTTCTCTGTGTCGATGTAAACTGCTAGACCGCCCATCTTTTGTGTGTTGGCTAGAATCTGAGTGACCAAAAGACTTTTACCACTGGCTGATTCCCCAGCAATGGTTGTGAGCTTGCCTACAGGAATACCGCCATCTCGGCGGTTAGAAATAACATAATCAAGCAGTGTTGATCCAGTGGAGATCCAAGTCTTTACATCCGTTGGATTGTCTCCGTGTAGGTCGAAAGCAATGTTTTCTTTTGCTGCCTTGTTTAGCTCATTGCGAAGTGAGCTAGCAAGGGTGTTTTTGTCTTTAGCCATTTTATCTCCAAAAGTGGAGAGGCACCTGTACCCCGTGCCTCCCTGCGGGTGCCGGTCAACTACGACAGCAAGTCATCAAACGCTGCGTTGATGTCAGTCACTGCCTCAAGACCACTATCATTGCTTTGAGTCGTGGTAGTGGCGGCAGCAGTGCTGTTGTTGTAACGAGTAGTTTCGTTACCTTCCGACGAGTCTTCGGTGTCACCCAAGGTCTCAGCTAGGACCTTTTCGCACTGCTCGAATGTAGTGCGCTCGAAGACAGTCTCAACTGCTGGTAGCGACTGTAGAAGAGTGTTGACTTGCTCTTCACTTTCAGCGAGGACGCTGGTGCGACGCATTGGACGGATATCGGTAGTTGGGAATGATTGTCCCTGCTTCTTACCGTAGTCAATACGAAGGTCAGTGCCCTTATCTGGGTCGGTGATGTCACCGTACTCTGGATCAAGAACTACATCAAGCAGTGCTTGGTAGGTGGTGCGGGAAAAGCCCCACCAGCGAACACCCTTGTCCTCTTCACCTCGGACGACGACAGGAGCGAATACTCGCATCTTAGGCCAGAAGCGCTTGGCTGCTTCCTTTGAACTGTCGGTGCCCTCGTTCCAGAGCTTTGTGCCCCACTCTGCGATTGGGTCATCATCCCCAAAAGTGCGTGGGCTCAAAACGGTCGTGCGACCTTCAGCGCCCATTGCGTAGTGGTAGTATGCCTCAAAGAAAGGATCTCCGCTTTCAGGGCAAACAAGGCGAACTTGGTGTGTTCCCTCTTCTGGTTTCCAGAAAAAGTCATTGGCATCACCGCCACGGTTAGTCAAGGCAGCGTGCTTTTGACGCATCTTACTTAAGTCAATACCCATGTTTTTCTCCTTTACTGGTTAGTTGACCTTGAACATATAGTAGCACACGTTCAGGACGTGTAAAGCTTTTTAAGGTTGTTTTTTTGATTCCGTTAAGAAAAGAACGGCTTAGACTTACTGATCGTCTTCAGCGGGTTCGTCTTCTACTTGGAAGATCTTAGCTACGGTTACGTTGTGAACTCGTAGATCTTTGCCAGCGGTCAAAAGGATGCTGTCTCTGTACTGTTCCCAGTCTAGCTTCAAGTGCTTTCCTGTCTGT